GAAAAAGAAGAAGAACTCAAGAAGATAATGATTTATCTAGGCAGACCCGGATTATGGCAAGATTGGCAACAATTTCAAGCAGAAGCAAGAAAATCTAGACGTTATCAAGAGAAGATGGCAGAGAGAAGACAAGCAGAGTTAATGGAATATTTTGGATATAGTATAGGTTTTGTATTCGTATTATTCTTTGCAGGATTATTAGCATGGATTGTAGGCAAATGGATGGGAAAGTTTTAGAGTCACCTTGTATTGGTGTATGTAAACTTAAAGATAATATTTGCATAGGATGTAAAAGAACTATAGAAGAGATTGAACAAGCATGGCACTTAAAAAAGGACAAAGGTCATTAGTTGCGTGGACAAAACAAAAATGGAGAACCAAGTCAGGCAAACCTAGTACACAAGGGTCAAAGGCTACTGGTGAACGTTATCTACCTGAAAAAGCAATTAAGGCTCTTAGTGCCAGTGAATACGCCGCCACTACGGCTGCTAAACGCAAGGCAACTAGAGCAGGTAAACAAGTGGCTAAACAGTCCAAAAAGATTGCAGAAAAAACATCAAGATTTCGTAGATTCAGCTAAAGTAAAAGAACAATTACGATTAGCAAGGATGCAGGAGAAGATTAAGAATGATACAAGCACTGATAGGACCACTCGCAAATCTCGCAGGAACGTGGTTTCAAAACAAAGTAGAAAAAACAAAAGCAGATGGTCTCGCTAAAGTAGCTGAAGCAAAAGCAAGAGCAACAGTAGCAGAGAAGGTAGCCGCAGGTGAGATTGAGTGGGAAGGCAAAATGGCTGATGCTACAAATGATAGCTGGAAAGACGAATTTGCCTTAGTTGTCCTACTAACCCCTGCAATTTTGGTCTTCATTCCCGGGATGACAGAGTATGTGGAACATGGATTTAGTATATTGGCAACTCTACCAGAGTGGTATCAGTACCTCTTATATATCGCAATTAGTGCATCGTTTGGGATTAAAGGGGTCGGACAAGCAGCAAAGATGTTTAAAAAGAAATAATGTCTGACGTAGAGGAAAGAATTAATAAAATAATAACAGAATCTATATTGCCTAGTATACAAATGCATGGTGGACATGTAGAGTTACAATCTTTTAAGGATGGTATAGTAACAGTATTTTTAAGTGGTGCGTGTAGTGGGTGTGCAATGTCTACACTAACACTAAAGATGGGAATAGAGAATATGTTAAAATATTATATACCTGAAGTATTAGCTGTCGAGGGTATAGAAGACCCTAACTCTACAGTTAGTCCGTATTATCAATAGGTATATAATGACATATAAAGCTAGGATATATTTAAAGTTATCATCTTTTATTTGTAAGATAGGTAATTATTTTTGGCATAAACATGTTAAAGAAATACGTAAAGAACAAACAACGAGATTAATATAATGAATTTAGTAAAACTACAGAATGAATTGGCTGATGATGAGGGTATAAAGTATGAATTGTATCTTTGTTCAGAATCACATTTGACCGGAGGAATTGGACATTTGATTACTGAATGGGATAAAGATTATTATGATAAACCTGTAGGAACACCTATACCTAACGAACAAGTCAATGAATGGTTTGAGAGAGACATAGAAACAACTATAAACGATTGTAAACTATTATTCTCTCAATTTGATAACCTACCTGAAGATATACAACATGTATTAGCGAGACCTCGTTTATCCAAATTTAAAAAAATGATTGCTGCTGTAGAAGATATGAATTGGGAAAAAATGGCAGACGAGATGGAAAATTCACGTTGGTTCCAGCAAACAAAAAATAGAGCTAAACGTTTAATTGCTATAGTGGATAGACAGTATTATAGAGAGAACGTACCAATATGAGTAGAACATTAACAGAAAGACAACAAAAGTTTCTTGATGTATTATTTGATGAAGCAGGTGGAGATGTAGTGCAAGCTAAATTAATTGCAGGTTACTCTACAAGCTCTAGCACAACAGACATAATTAAATCTTTAAAAGATGAAGTCTTAGAAGCTACACAACTATACATGAGTAGAAACGCACCTAGAGCTGCTGTAGCTATGGTGAGTGGATTACTAGACCCTACCGAGTTAGGCATAAGAGATAAGATGTCTGCAGCAAAAGAATTACTAGACAGGACAGGATTAGTTAAAACTGAAAAGATGCAAGTAGAAAGCACAGGTGGTGTTATGCTATTACCTGCTAAAGATAATGAATAGAAGTTTAGGCAAGTGGAAATTACCACAACCTACTGATTTAAAAGACGAAGACCAAAACGAATGGATACAAATACCACGTATAGCTAGAACTGTTCCTTTTGGATATAAACTAAATGATGAAGACCCTGACTTATTAGACCCAATACCTTTTGAATTAGAAGCCATAGAAATGGCTAGAAAATACGTGAAACAATATTCATATCGTGAGGTAGCTAATTGGCTAACTACAAAAACCGATAGATTTATATCTCACGTTGGTTTACGAAAAAGGTTAATGTATGAAAGACAACGTAAGGACAAAGCTAGAACTCTTAGAAAGTGGGCAGCTTATGCCGAGAAAGCAATCGAGAAGGCGAAAGAAATCGAAAGCCAAAGAACAGGTGCAAGAGCCTAAAATACAGGAAGTAGCAGATGTAGAAGCAGTTCCTGTTGAAGAGCAAAACATAGTATTTAAACCTAATGCAGGTCCTCAAACAGAGTTTCTTGCGGCAGGAGAAAGAGAAGTATTATATGGTGGAAGTGCAGGTGGCGGCAAGTCTTATGCTATGCTTGCAGACCCTTTACGATATATGGGTCATCCCTCATTTAGTGGGTTGTTATTACGACATACAACAGAAGAACTTAGAGAACTTATATTTAAATCTAAGGAAATGTATCCTCAAATATGGAAGGGTATAAAGTGGTCAGAAAGAAAGATGCAATGGGAAGCACCATCAGGTGCAAGGTTATGGATGTCATACTTAGACCGTGATGATGATGTGCTTCGTTATCAAGGTTTGGCATTTAGTTGGATAGGGTTTGACGAATTAACCCAATGGTCTACTCCGTATGCTTGGAACTATATGCGTTCACGTTTGCGTTCTACTGCACATGATTTACCTGTGTATATGAGAGCAACAACTAACCCCGGAGGTCCGGGACATCAGTGGGTCAAGAAAATGTTTATTGACCCTGCACCATACGGAAAACAATTTAATGCCACAGATATTGAGTCAGGGAACGTTCTTTCCTATCCAAAAGGACATAGTAAAGCAGGACAAGCCTTATTTAAAAGAAGATTTATTCCTGCAAGATTATCAGACAATCCCTATCTCGCAGAACAAGGTGACTATGAAGCAATGCTTCTATCCTTACCTGAACACCAACGTAAGCAGTTGCTTGAGGGTGATTGGGATATTAAAGAAGGTGCTGCTTTTACTGAGTTTGATAGGAATATTCACGTTATTGAACCTTTTAACATTCCAAGAAATTGGGTTAAATTTCGTGCTTGTGATTACGGTTATGGGTCTTATAGTGGGGTGTTGTGGTTTGCTGTTTCTCCAGACGAGCAGATTATTATATATAGAGAGTTGTATACTTCTAAAGTCCTTGCCACAGATTTGGCAGATATGATATTAGATGCAGAAGCAGAAGATGGCAATATTAAGTATGGTGTGTTAGATAGTTCGTTATGGCACAAACGTGGTGATACAGGACCTTCACTAGCAGAACAAATGATTATGAAGGGGTGTCGCTTTAGACCATCAGATAGAAGTAGAGGTAGTAGAGTATCAGGTAAAAATGAAATACATAGAAGATTACAAGTTGACGAGTTTACTGAAGAACCTAGATTAGTGTTTTTTAATACATGTACAAACACTATATCGCAGTTACCTGCACTACCTTTGGATAAGAAAAATCCTGAAGATGTAGACACAAGAGCAGAAGACCACTTGTATGATGCGTTAAGATATGGTATAATGTCAAGACCAAGATTTAGCATATTTGACTATGACCCTATGGGTAGACCAAGTTCAGGTATGCCTGTAGCAGATTCAACCTTTGGATATTAATATGGCAGAAGATAATGAAGTAATGATTGAGGATGATGCTATAGCATTAGAAGATACAGGAAACACTGTAGACGAAGATGCTGATGTTAGCAATATAATTCCTTTTGTTCAAGAACGATTTTCACGTGCAGAAGATTATCGTAATAATGATGAAGAAAGATGGCTAAGAGCATATAGAAATTATAGAGGACTATATGGCTCTGATGTACAATTTACAGAAGCAGAAAAATCTAGAGTATTTATTAAGATAACGAAAACAAAAACGTTGGCAGCTTATGGTCAAATTGTTGATGTTTTATTCGCAGGTAATAAATTTCCGTTAAGTGTTGACCCTACAGAGTTACCTGAAGGTGTTGTAGCAGATGTACACTTTGACCCTAAAGAACCTGAACAGATGAGAAACGAAGCATCTGCATCTAGTCCATATGGATTTAAAGGTGATGGCAATGATTTAAAACCGGGTGATACATTAAAATCATTACAAGATAGATTAGGAAGTTTGCAAGATAAATTAGAACCTGTACAAGATAAACTAAAAGAAGGTCCTGCACAAACTCCTACAGCTATTGAGTTTAGTCCTGCAATGGTTGCAGCTAAAAAGATGGAAAAGAAAATACATGACCAACTACAAGAATCAGGTGCTAACAAACAACTAAGAAGTTCAGCATTTGAAATGGCTTTGTTTGGCACAGGTATTATGAAAGGACCTTTTGCACTAGATAAAGAATATCCTAATTGGAACGATGAGGGTACATATGACCCACTATTTAAAACAGTTCCACAAGTTTCACATGTATCAGTATGGAACTTTTATCCTGACCCTGATGCAAACAATATAGAAGAAGCTCAATATGTTATTGAAAGACACAAGATGTCTAGGTCACAATTAAGAGCTTTAAAAAAGAGACCATACTTTAGGTCTGCTGTAATTGATGAAGTTATAGCACAAGGCGAAAACTATTATAAAAAGTATTGGGAAGATGATTTATCTGATTATGCTATTGACCACGGTATAGATAGATTTGAAGTTCTTGAGTATTGGGGTATGTGTGATATCGAAATGCTTGAAGAACAAGGTATAGAAATACCTAAAGAATTACAAACCTTTGATGAGCTACAAGCTAACGTATGGATATGCAATGGTAAATTACTTAGAATGGTATTGAATCCATTCAAACCATCTACTATACCTTATGTAGCAGCACCATATGAATTAAATCCATACTCATTCTTTGGTGTAGGTATAGCCGAAAATATGGATGATACACAAACTCTTATGAATGGTTTTATGAGAATGGCTGTGGATAATGCTGTATTATCAGGTAACTTGCTTATAGAAGTAGATGAAACTAACCTAGTTCCGGGTCAAGACATGTCAGTATATCCGGGTAAAGTATTTAGAAGACAAGGTGGTGCTCCGGGTCAAGCTATCTTTGGTACGAAGTTCCCTAACGTATCTAACGAAAACTTACAGTTATTTGATAAAGCTAGACAACTCGCAGATGAAAGTACAGGTATGCCATCGTTTGCACATGGACAAACAGGTGTATCAGGTGTAGGTAGAACTGCTTCAGGTATATCTATGCTTATGAACGCAGCTAGTGGTAGCATTAAGACTGTTATTAAAAATGTAGATGATTATTTACTTAGACCATTAGGCGAAGGTTTCTTTCGTTTTAATATGCAGTTTGATTACGACAGTGAAATAAAAGGTGATTTAGAAGTTAAGGCTAGAGGTACAGAAAGTCTAATGGCTAATGAAGTACGTAGTCAAAGATTAATGTCTTTCTTACAAGTAGCATCTAATCCTGCACTTGCACCGTTTGCTAAGTTTCAGTATGTAATTAGAGAGATTGCAAAGTCTATGGACTTAGACCCTGAAAAAGTTACTAATAATATGAGTGAAGCAGCTTTGCAGGCAGAGATAATGAAGCAATTTCAAGGTCCTACACAAGGACAACAACAACAACCTATGCAAGGTGGAGCACAAGCATCACCAACAGCAGGAGCTAACCCATTAGACCCCACAGGAGCAGGTGGTGGTAATATAGGTACAGGACAAGCACCTGTTCCGGGAGAGAGAGGATTTAGTGGTAATGGTGGACAAGCAAATACTCAGCCAACTGAAAACGTTAGTCAACAACCCCAAAATACTGAACAGCTTCAATAATTATCTTGATGCTGTAATAGAAGAACAACATAAAATATTAGAACAGTCAGACGATATTTTAACTGTTCAAAGGTCGCAGGGTGCTGTGGCAGTTTTACGCAAACTTAAATTACTAAGGGATAAAGTAAATGTCAGAGAAGAAAAAAATTAAAAACGAAGATATAAAAGAAGCAGTTGAAGTTGGGGTTGCTGATACCCAACTAGCAAATCTTCCTAGAAAAGAACTCATAACTGAATTAACTCGTAGAGGTCGTACACTAGAGGATATAATGAATTTAAAAAATCTTTCAGGACCTGAACTAGAAGCACTAGCGATATCAAATGAAGGAAAAAATAAAGGTGGCTCAATATCTAAACAAATGGAATTGTTTTCAGAAGGTGGTTTGAAACAAGAAGGTGGTTCAGTTGACCCTGTATCAGGTAATGATGTGCCTGTAGGGTCTACAAAAAAAGAAGTTCGTGATGATATACCTGCTAGGCTAAGTGAAGGTGAGTTTGTTATGCCTGCCGATGTAGTTCGTTTTCATGGCTTAGATAAGATGATGGAACTACGTGATGAAGCTAAAATGGGTCTTAAAAGAATGGAAGCTATGGGTCAAATGGGTAATGCAGATGAAGCAACCTTACCTGATGATGTTCCTTTTGGAATGGATGACTTAGATATGGATGATGAGCCAACAGAAATGGCAGAAGGTGGTATAGTACAAGCTGCTAACGGTACATTTATGAGTCCAAATACAGGCATTGGTGGATTTCAACAATCACAGTTTGCTAATTACACACCACAATTTACTTCTTATGTGCCAACACAGCTACCTACAACAAGCTATATAGC